ATGCGAGCTAGTGCTGCAGTAAGGATCCGGAGAGACAGGCCTAATAAGGAGGGACTAGCTCCTATCTACATCCAGGTACTGATCAATTCTAGCCGGACTCAGATCCCACTCAAAATCAGCTGGCCCATCGATAAATTTGACAATCGATCCGGTCAGTTTCTCCCCAGGACCAAAACAGATCAGCTCGCTACTGACTACAATCTGCTTGCTCAAAAAGAGCTAGCCAAAATCAATGATATATTTCTATTCTACAGGCACTCGGACTTTGAGCTGAGCATTGAGGAGTTTGTCCGGGAATATGGCCGCTATGGCCTCCGAAAAGATTTCCTAGCCTGGTCTAATCAGGACATCGAGGATCGATATCATGCAGGTAAGATCGAGCTGCAGACCTACAAAAACCTAAAGAGTCAAATCAAGCGAGTCCAAGGATGGAGAAGTGAATGGAGATTCTCAGAGCTAAATGAGGAGAGTCTGGAGAGTCTGCATGCCTGGCTCAGGAAAAATGAAGGCCTATCTGTCAATGGATCCTGGTCCATCTTAAAAACCATCAAGTCTCAGGCCCGGAGAGCGAGCAAGGTAGGGATGGCAGTAAATATGGAGTCTATAGCAGAATTTAAGATGCCATCTACCAATGGCAGGATAGTCTATTGCAATCCTGCAGAGCTCAAAAAACTGTGGCACTACTACCAGTCAGAGGATATCCTGCCATCCCATAAGCGAGTCCTGGGAGCCTTTTTGTTTTCCACTTTGACCGGGCTCCGATTTTCGGATATCGAGCGAGTCACCTGGAAGGAGATCGAGGATGATCTCTTGATATTCATTCCACACAAGACAAGAGGCATCGAAAAGCGAGTGACAGTCCCGATCACTGAGGATGCCTTTGCGCTGGTCCAGAATAAAAAAGGAAAGCTCTTTGATACCACTACCATGAAAAATCACAATGAGATCCTAAAGGATATAGCCGGGAGGTCCGAAATAAGAAAATGCCTGACCACTCATGTAGCCAGGCATACTTTCGCAACTGAATTTCTCCGGAGAGGAGGCCATATAGAAGTCCTGCAGAAACTACTAGGCCACTCCAAGATCAGCACTACGATGATTTACTCTCATGTAGATCTTGATCGCCTTCGATCTGAGATGCGAGTAATGCAAGGTCCCGGATCAGATTGTCAATAGAGGAGAGCATAGTGTAAGTTTCAATCAGGCTTTTGGCTGGTAGCTCTGGATCGTAGTGCTTGACTACTAGATCCTGGAGCTGCTGCAGCTCTAGGGAAATACTCTCAGTGTTTAATTCTCTCAATCTGGTAAAAAGATTCCTTGCATCCATGGGGGTTAAATAATTCATTTTTACATAAAAAGGTATTTGAAACCCTAAAATACGATGATTGTACTATTTAGTTTCCTTTTTTTGATAAATGGCTAAAGGAAAAATCGGACCATAGATCTGTATTTCAAGACTTAAAATTTATTCTTTTTGATTTGATCGCTCCAATACTCTGCCATTTATTAAATCGATTACTGGAGCCACATCCTTATAACGAAGTTTGCTCAAGATTTTTACAACCATAGCTAGCTCCTCAGCAGAGAATTCAACCTTTAAGTTTTTGTTTATCTCAATCATATTGGCATCAGTCAAAATATCCTCTTTCAATTAATTTATCCTCTAGTAGTCCTATAGCTTGGATAAATGGCGTTTTTTTCAAGAATTCAATAAAAAAATCGTACTCGCCAATTCCTTCTGGTGATGGATTAAATGCTGAATTTACTTTATTAGAATTATTGATACTGTATCTCTCTATTCTTATAGCATTTACAGATTTATCATTTATTATTTTACCCTCTGAGTCAATTGCTTCAATTTGAAATTGAAATTCAATTGCGCTGCTTTGAACACTCCAATTGGTTAATCCAATAGTTCTTAGCCTTCTTTTTATTCCTGTAGGTGAGTCTGTTAAGTTTTTCATTGTAATAATCCAATTGTTCTTAATATTTTAATTACTTGTCCAATCGTGTATCCATCGAAAGTGGCCGTATCATCTGTTATACCCGATGTATTTGAAACTAGGGTTGCGGCTGCAGATGTTGTGTTTTGTTGAATTACTGGTGTTTTGCCCCAAAAAGCTAATTTGTGATTGTCGGCATATCCAATTCTTGTTCCTAAACTTGTTCCAAAGTATAAGTTTGCACCATCCCTAAATCCAAAATCCCCATTAGCCATATTGATTCTAAAATTCTCTTGACCATTTACATCCTCAAGTCGAAATAATGTTTCATTTACGCCAAATATTCTTCTATAAGTTCCGGATCCTACTGGCCATCTAAATATTGAAAAGCCATCTTCTCCAGCTCTGGAATCTACAGCCATAGCGTATGCAGGATCAGTTGGTACATCTTTAGTCACGTTATCCCCTTGCATATTTACTCTCCATTGAATATTTGAGCCATTCTGGAAAGTGCAAAATCTTTGTTTGGCCGTTTTATCACCTAAAACTAAGTGGACATCGTTTGTAATTTGACCAGTAACCTGTAGTCCTGTTTGGATATCTACTTTCGTTCCATCTTCCACGATATCACTATCTCCAAAGGTTGTAGGACTTGTCGCTTTTAAAAGCCTATTTATAGTTAGCCCTACTACTCCTCCTTCATCTGCAGGCTCCCATCTCTGAGTCGAATTATTGAATTTTAAAACCTGCCCATTTGATGCGTTTCCTCGCTCAAGGCTAGATAACGATATTGGATCTTCTTTAATCTTCCAAAGATTTGATGTGCTCAGTGGAGTTCCACCGCTTCCGTAATTCCCTTTACCAATACCTGTCAATAAATATTTCATAGCGTTCTGCCTATTCCTGAATTGTAAAGATCTGTTATTTCAGTTGGTGTCAATGCTCTATTCCAAAATCCAAGTTCATCTATCATGCCTCTAAGTCCTCTGTTTGTTCCTCCTCTTAAAATTTGCATTTCGTTGCCAATTGGATTTGTTAAAGGCCCTGCAGTCCCTGAATATATTTCTGTGGCATTCTGATAGACTTTATATTCATTAGCTGTAAGGTCGGTTGTTACTGTGAGCATGTGCCAAACTGTCCTATCTTCAATTATTCCTGTACCGATATCAATTCTATTGCCTCTTAAAATGCTTATTAATATCCTGTTTGTTGTCCAGGGATAGTGAGTCATAAAATCAAATCCATTAATATTCATAAGAGCATTTTCAAAACTAGCAGGTATATGATTATCTAATTTAATCCAGAAAGAAACTGATCCTGCAGATCCCCATCCCCATCCTGTAAATGCAAAATAATTGTTAGGACTACCATTGCTCCTTATGCCATTTGAAATTTTACCGGGCATTCCATTAGTAAGCGATCCTACAACTGTACCGTTATAAGTGCTAAAATTATCCTCGATAATGGATGCTCCAGAAAGCTCCTCAAATTTGTAGTAAGCAAGAAGCCCATTTGTAGGAACTTCTCCAGTAGGAGGAGGAGGAGGATTTATTTGTATGCCAATAGTTTCGTATTCACTTATAACAATGCTTTGAGTGTTTAAATAATCAATAAGGTCTGAGTCTGTCCAATTTACAGGCAGATTTTCTTCGCCTACTTCAATAATTCTGATTTGGTTGTTTTGATCTGATCCTCCGAAAACTGAAAAATTATACTGATCACCTGTAGGCAGCGGATTTCTGCCATCTTGGTGATGGAAAGTATAGACTGAGCTTGATCCAAAACTAAACTGAGGTCTGAATTTAAAGAATGCTCCGGGCTCATTGTGGTGGACAAAAACAGCATAGGTAAAAGTATCTATCCGGACCAGCTTTAATTTTGCCGGATTAATCTCTCCAAATACTTTCAGCTTATTTACAGTCAGATCTCCGGAGGAGTTTGTTTCAAACTGTATCCATATAAATCCTTTTTCATAAGCCGGAGAAACTCCAGCAAATTCCAAGGCTACATAGTATCGGATCTGACTTCCTATGACATTTATAGTGACTAGCTTGGACCAGTCATTAGCCCCTACTCCTTCTACAGTGGAATAAACTCCATGATAGTCAGTTCTTATCTTTCGGAAAACTCCATTGGCATCGGTATATAAAGACTCTAAGAACGATCCAGCGAGTGGAGCAGCCCCGAAGTTTGATTGTATAATCTGGTTTCCAGTACTTACTTTATCTACATAAATGGAAAGGTCTGGATCTACAGGCTGAGCAGTATTGTCTCCTGCTGGAGTACGAAAAATGTACTCCAATAATATTCGATCAGCCGGGATAGCTGGCTCTATTGCTATACTCTCATCCTCTACTCCCTGGATCCAGTGATAATTTCCAGCATTATCCCCTACCAGTGCATCTATTCGATTGTAATCAATAGGAGATCCTGGTATGGTCTTATTCTCTTCTAGTCCTCCTGTCTGCAGAGTGCCATCGTAGTACCACTGAAAACCATCTATATCAATAGATGTCTGAGAATCAAAGGTAATTGTGCCTCGCTCAAATATGCCATCTTGAGGCAATAAGTCTTGGACAAAACTATACTGATCCCCTGCAGGTAAAGCAGGAATAATCACTTCTCTTCTGTAAAAAACATATCGATCAGCTGGACCTAGTGCAAATGGCCTGTAGATGAGAATAGCTGTAGTATCAAGATGCTCATAAAACAAATCATACTCCGTAGCAGAAACTTTTACTAAGGTGAAAACTCCAGGATCCAGAGATCCGGATACTTCCAAAATACTGCTTACATACTGCCCGGTCCCATCATTGATCAGTGCACAATAGAGCTGGCCTTGCTGCGTGACATCATTATCCAAAGTAGCCAGGATGTCTAGCTTAAACTGGTAGTCTCTGATCACAGTGCCTCCGCTAATCGCTGTCCGGATCCTAGCCAACCTGGAGAATCCTGTAGCCAAATTTCTAGTGGCAAATGATCCTATCCGGTCAGCTCTGACAATCACTATTTTCCCATTGGTATCTACTTGGATCAGATTGGAAGGATTGTCCGGATCTGATAAGCTGGATAGTGTGATAGATGATTGGATAGTCTGATTTCCAGAGGCAGATTTGGATACAAAATCCGTGAGGTCCTCCGGAGTTACTTCCGATGTATTGTCACCTGCAGGAGTACGAATTACCCTAGCGAGTAATATGGTTCCTGCAGGAATGGAAGGATCTATAAGCTGGTCTGGATCCTCCGGTCCGGAGATCCATAGAATATCGCCATTATCATCTCCCACTGCATAATCCACTCGATTAAAATTAGCCGGAGTGCCAGTGATCCCGGTAATATTCTGATCTCCTCCGATGTATTCCACTCCTCCGATGATCCATTTCCATCCATTGAGATCGACATCAGTAGGGCTATTGAAATCCAAAGTACCTGTCTGAGACACTCCATCTACTGCAGCTGGATCTTGTAGATCCTGGATCTTTTGATACTCCTCCTCAGTGAGATGGTAATACTCTGCCGGATCCTGGCCAGCTAGAGCTTTACCTCCCTGCAATCCTTGGAGCTCATTGTGCTGAGCTACTGGAATATTGGAAAGGATCTCCTCCTGGAGATTCTCCCAAGTGATAAAAAACCATCCTGGAGTACCTGGCTTTTGAACCGGGAAAAGTAGGCCCGATGGATCTGTCTGCTGTGGAAAATCTGAAATCACCGGAGGGAGATAACTTGGCTCATCTCCAGGCCCGATGATTATTGGATCAATGAGGGGACTTTTTTTTTTAAAGAGTGCGAGGTAATTAGTCTGGCGAGTATAGCCAAACTTGAAATCATAGGAGAGCAGGATGTGATCCTGAGTCACTGGCTCCGGAGAGATCAATCGGATCGGGATCAGCTCCTCCTCCTGGTAGATGTATCGGGCCTTATTCAGAAAAAAATCCTGAGCCCATAGCATAGCCTCCTTAGATCTGAAAAATCCTGTATTCTTCTCAAATGCCAATCGAGGAGTGACCAGGTAATCTACCTCATACTCATCAAAAAATAGAGCTGCATCCACTTCCATAGGATTGACAGATCGCTTATCACCTGTGAATCGGATGGTATCAATACCTCCCAATCCATTCATAAAAATAAAGAGGTCGTCATAATCAAATTGATCCTCAGATAATACATATCTCATCTGCCAGGTAGAATAGGCCGGAGAAACTCCAGCTGCATTCTCTACCCACAGATCGATATATATAGGCTGTGGACCAAAGGAGAGCCGGAGATCGGAGAAGGTCGTATTGATCGAGTAATGTTTGCCAGCTGTCAGGTTGTGCAAAGTCACTGTCTCAGATCCTCCTCCGGAAAACCAGCCTTTGGCCTTGACCACTGCATCAGTCTGAGCATAGTAGCTGAGCCACTCAGGATCTATGTCTCGGACTTGCTTGGTCTGAGTCTGCCAGGTAAGCCAGGCCTCTTTGAGAAAGGCCGGGCAATCCAGATTTAGCTTACTGGATCCTCCCTTGATTGCTTTGAAATTGAATGAATCAGAGTCCGATCCTACAGTGATCTCTACTGTATAGGTCTCGGATGATTTGGTCTGCTCGAATAGGTCCGATGTAGGGATCTCCAGGGAGAGTCTCTCATCGATAAAATCCCGGAAATTCACTCTGGCTCTCCCGGAGCTGTCTGCTACATAGTACTCCGATAGGATCACAGTGGATCCTATCTTGAGATTGACAGTCATACCTAGCCCGGTGGTCTCTACGATGAGATCCGGGATATTTCCTACAAAGGTGAGAGCCTGTGGCTGCTGTACGATGGTGATAGCCAAAGTGAATGCGATTTAGGATTTAGAATACTCGAATTTGATCAATAAGGATCACTGCAGAAAGGACAAAATCACTCTATCTTTTCCCGGATAGCCGGACTGATAATGCCCATTGGTACTTGTAATCGCTGCAGTGGTTCATCTCCATCTTTTTCGGCAATTCCCATGGCCTCATTGTAGGTAAGTGGGAGTCTCCATTCATTAGTCTTGCGATCAAATACGATAGTGATTTCCTGGTTTTTCAGTGAGGTATCCAGATTGTAGAAATTGTATTTGTCCAGGGATCCTTTGTAGTCCTTGAACTCCATTTCGAATTTGGAATTGTCGTCAAAGAATGAATAGGTTTTGACTCCTACTTTCATCTTTTTCTTGGCAAAGATCTGAGCCTCTGTAGTGAATGCAGCTCCCATAAAGAATAGGAGCAAGAGTAGCTTGGTAATGAGATTTTTCATGGTGAGAATATTTAAGATTAGATTTTTGTGTTTGGTACTAGCCCGATGATCAATCCTTTTGGAGTCTTGACCGGGAGCATGTCTTTGCTGATCATCTTGTGGTCCATGCCATTGTCTTTGCATAGCCTGGAGAGGGAATGATACAGCTTATAGGTATGAGTTGAGGGATCGTGAAATAGGAATTCCATCAGTCTGCTTGGTTTTTTGATTTGAATAGTTTGATAATTACCGGGATCAGAACCACAGCGAGGGATGAGATAATCTTGGCCCAATTAGGGAATAGAGCAGAGAGTCCCTGCTCTATCACCTTTGGAGCCTCCATCTCCTTATTTAGGTCTTGTGAAGTAGTAAGATCAGCCTCAAATATCAAGTGATCTGAGGAGCTGGCCTCTGCCTTGGATGTATCCCTACTGGACTCCGATTGTCTAGTGGACCGGGACTTACGGACCTGAATAGTCTCAGGCTTGAATACCGTAATCCCGGCACTATCCAGCGGCACAAATGATGTCCGGATCTCTTCGATGATCTCCTCCTCCTCTATGCTCTTCTGCGCTTCGCTCATCTGAGTGGATACCGTATCAGTGGCCACTACATTCTCGAAAGTATCTGCCTGGCTACGTGAGTCAGATGTAGCCTTTTTTGCAGACTTACATCCTACAGACAATCCGATCAAGAATAGGAAAATCAGTAGCCTTTTCATTTCTTTTTGAATAAATACTTCCAGAGATCTTGTGCTGATTTCCATGCCTCAAATCCGGACAGCTTGCCATCTGCCAGGTAGTAATTCAGCTTACCTGCAAAATCAGCATAGAAATTTCCTTCCAGATGTGGATACTTCTCGATCAATGCCAATTGAATCTGCTCAATAGCATCTGAATTTTTGGGATTGTCCTGGATGATCTGGAGAAACTTGGCGATCTCCTCTGCGATAGGGACTACCTTGTAGTCTAGCTTATCTCTGAGATCATTATCCCAATCTCCAGGGATCAGGTCCACTATCTTGAATGCAGCCTTGGACCGGATGGCATTCTTGAGATTCTCGGTAAACATCACTGCATAGTAGCTGTGATCTCGAACTACTCCGGATCCTATTCCAAAGATCCGAGCGATCCAATTGAGTACTTGTTTGATTTTTTTCATAATTATTGTTTTAGAAGGTTGAAATAATATCTGGTCCACTTGATGCGATCATCTAGTCCATGAGGCATCAATTGTGAATTAGGGTTTCCGAGATTGATCGCTCTACTGACCTGCAGGATATTGAGCTCACTTACATTTTTGCACTGAGGGAAAATCCGATTGGTATTGAAAAACCAAAGAGCAGACTCAAAAGCCAAATCAGTGGAAATAAGCTCCGGATCCTGAGCTTGGTACTCTTGGAGAAATGTCAGCTGATTGTGCTTACCTGTGAGCTGCAGCGGGCCTCTACCTCTATATCTCCATCCATCTCCGCTCTGCTCCGGACCATTGCCCATGCGATTGGCATAGACTCGATTTGCGATAGCTTCCGGATTTTTGGCGTAGTACTTCGCCTGGATCTTGTCAAAGTATTTAGGAAATATCTGCAGGAGTCGAGTGGCAGAGTAGTTGAGATTCTCCTCCATCCTTTTGAATCCCATGGACTCATGATGGCACTGTCCCAGGAAATGCGCTGCCTGAATAGCAAACAATCCATAAGCCTGAGCAAAAGCCCGAGCTGTGATAGGTCCAATGATTCCGTCATCATTGAGCCCTAGTTTTTTTTGGAGGAGGTGGATGGATCTATTCATTTTTTTCCGGGCCTTTGAATTGATCAATTTTTGTCTTGAGAAAATCTGTAAAGAATCCCATCAGAGCTGTGATCATTTTATCGATGTAGTCCTGTGACTTGACTAGCCTCCCTCTTCGCATAGATACCATGGAGGCCATGATCGAGATGAGATCATTGATGGCAATCCCGATGATAAAAAACTCTACAGTCCAGATGAGATTGATCTTGAATACCAATCCAAATCCAGCGAGTAAGAATGGGATAAAAAGTAGCGAGAGCTTGGACAGGATGCCCCACCAGAGCTTGACAATACTAAAGCCCTCCTTGAGCTTGATCGCTCGCATAGAGCCAAAGAAACTATCAAAAAACACTAATACCAGTAAGTACCCAATCTGCTGGATCTCTATCTGTAGTGCTACTAAGAAAGTCATTAAGCCAGTCTTTAGCCACAGGCTTAGGTTTTCATCCATCAGTTCTTGAGTAGGTTGCAACATGGTTTTTTCTAGTTTCATCTAAAGTAGATTAGTGGTGAGTTTTAGTAAAGGACAAATCAGAGCGAGCAGTCTCCATCTATAGTGCAAGCTCCTCCTGCAGCAAGCGAGACTCCAGGGACCGAGGCTACTGTCTCTCCATTCTGGACAAATGCCGGGAATATCTCAGAGCAGACTAGAATCAGTGTAGTAGAGCCATCCTCGAATTGCTGGAATAGATTGTAATTCTGAGTGATGAGTGACTCTCCGGGTCTTTGGATACGGATATCAAAATCATCTGCTTGATCATCAAATACCAGGTTGTCAATAGAGATGGTAAAGCAGGTCCCGGTAGGATCCATTGGAGTAGGAGATGATCCAAGATCCGGAGATGATCCCTGGCCAGATGATCCAGCTCCTGGTTCTGGCTGTGGATCCTGAGACTCGATCAGATCCACTTGAGCAGGATTGATTTTCTTTTTTGACATAGGGATCACAATCTTTTTGATCCACCAGAGTCTATTTCGGACCAGGATCTTTTTAGCCAGGTCAATATCTCTCAGGAAATAAGGAGAGAAAATAAACTCTCCATATCCTACCAGCTTATCCCGCTCTACCCATAGCTTGAAATCCTTGTGAAAGTGCTCCAGCAATCCATCCGGTCCATCCCACTGCAGGGAGAGATCTCCGAGCCTGGATCCTCCAGCTGTGTAATTGTGATAGCTGAGGTAAGGCATCTGAAATGGAGGATTGAGAGGATTCTCGATATTACCCCAATACTGCATCAAGTGAGGCTTGTAGGATACTGACTTGCCTCCCGAATAAATAGGCATATAGGCCATAGTATTAGGAGCTGCCTGAGTACTATGAAATAGATCCACATTGACAGTAGGCAGCATGGGCATAGGGGATAGGGATGAGGTGATCTGGTATCCTGTATCTGCCTGTGGCCGGGCCAATCCAGAATGCCGGACCTCATAGACAAATACATCCGGATCCGATGCCTCAAACTTTGGAGCCAGCTTCTTGAGGATGATCTGCTTGGTAGTCTGGACATAGTATGGCCGCTCATTTGTCTCCGGATCTACAGGAGCTGTGAGTAGATCTGCTATAGTATTGACCACAAACTCCGGATCGATGGCCGGATCCTCCTCATCAAAATCATCATATCCATAGAGGTATGGCTGGCCTTTTTCCCTGGATAGCCAGAGCTTGGTTCCCAATAATTTATCCCAATCCTGGAAATCCATATCTGCGATGATATCCTTAGCCATCTTGATCTTATAGATCGCCTGGCCTGGTTCCTGGTATCTGAAAACAGTGCCAGCAACGATATTGAGTAGAGACTTGAGGACCTCTGCAGCGGATAGAGCTGGCTGATAGCTTGCGAGCTTGAGGATCCAAGTCTCTGCAGGAGATAGATTGGATGGATATTCATTATCCAGTAAGATCCCGGACCACTTCTGGATCAGATCATCCCGGAACTTAGGATGATAGTGGCTAGTCAATACGATACGATAGAGATCCTCCTGGTAAAAAGGATTGTCTGCATCTGCCAGGCCCAATAGTTTTTTGCATACATAATAGGCCCGGAGCTGTGGATACATGGGAGAATGAGCATACCTACTCACTATGGTAGTGAGCGGATCATAGTCCACCGGGACTAGATTCCCGGCAATATTAGACCAGGGATTAAAGAAATTATTCTGAGCGAATAGGCCATTGGTATAGACCAGGATATCATCCTCTGTAAACTTGGTAGGGATCCCTGCATCAGATGTCTTGATCGGAGCTGTAGTATATGGCAGCTCTCCATCCCTGGATAGATTCCACTGATTGCGATACAGGATCAATGGGATATCTGTAGTGCCTCCGGTAGGATTCCATCCCGGATCTGTGCGCATAGCATAGGTCCCGGATCCAAAGAGGATCTCTCCCCATTCGATCTTATTCATATTGGACCGGATCTGAGACAAATCATCTGAGGCCTGGAAGGACCAGGAGAATCTCTGCCGGATCTCCTGGATAATAAATAAGCCATAGAAAAGAGGCCTCGCTCCAAATCCAAGGATGGCCCCATCGTATTCCCACTTGCGGCCAGCTGCTGTGAGATTGACTCGCTGCGCTTGCTGGAGGAGCTGCTTATTCTCAGGAGTCATGGGGAGATCCGCTGAGGTAGTATAGGGAAAAGGGATGCGCTCGGTGAGAAATAATGGATTCTCTATGACCAGATCGATCCGGAAATCATCTCCTAGATTGACTCGCTTTCCATTGATTTGAATGTAAAACATGGCTGATTAAAGATTGGCTGATTGTTCTATTACCTGGAGCTCATCCTGCTTCTCTTCGAGAGATCCTCTGCCTGTGAGTGAGACATCCGATTTGATTGGCTTGGATAGCCTGGCATTGAGCTGAGCCATTGTCCGCTCATTTTTGCGTAGGAGATCCATCATGTCTGGGAGGAGTGCATCTGCAGTGGATCTACCAGCTGCTGACTGATCGGAGATCCTGCCTCCTCGCTGTCTGCCTGGCATGACCATGAGCTGCTTATTCTGATCCAGGACCTTGAATAGATTGAGTGATGAGATCCTGCCTTGCCGCTGAGCTGTATCAATAGCATCCAGTACCGGACCGATGGTAGGATTTTCTACTGCCTCATTTGAGGCTACAAACTCCCGCTTATTCCCCTCCCCTACCAGGACAGTAGGTCGATCCACATAGCCTCGCTTGCCGGGATCCATCTTGGCCCGGTACATCTTTTTGTCCTGGGCCCGGACCACATCCCGGAGAAATCCTCCATCCTCAGCTCCTGGAATTTCCGGGAGAGGAGTCTTGAGGATAGTGCCCACTTGTACTGCAGCGAGAGCTCCTACTATGGCAGCGAAAACAGGTCCGAGCTTGAGAGCTGAGTTTACAGCTGCAGCTCCTTGTACGATGGCAGTCATGAGGGCAATGTTGCGCTCACGCTTCGCCTCATTGCGATCAAAAACTGCCTTCTTTTTGTCCAGATCTGCATTGAGCTTTTCGATCTGATTATTGTATTGATCCTGGTTAATTATACCAGCATCCAATTGCTTTTTGAGGATGTCTTGCTTTTTGCGATTGGCAGACTCATACTCCTGGAGCTGCTTTCGCTCTCCTGCAGAGACATAGGCTGCATAGGTCGCATAGACTCCCTGCAGAGCCTGGACTCCCATCAGCATTTCATTGAATCCTACCTTGCCTTTGTCCAGGTTGTCAAAGAATGTCTGCCAATCATCTACTGAGAATCCCAGGACATCCACATCTCTTCTCCGCTCTCCCCGATCTGCCTCGATCTCGGTCCCGGATCCAAGTCCGAGCTCTGATAGCATGAGCTTGATCTGAGCGATGCGAGCCTCCAGCTCTGCCTTTTGCTCTGGTGAAAGGATCTGATTTGCCAGGTCCACTCCTTCGAGCTGTCCGGTGGATGCCAGGATCTGTAGGTCCTGGAGCAATCCATTGAGATACTGCCTGGTGAGCTCCTCCTCCTCTGCCAGGTAATGCTTATCCAATGCGATCTGAGCCTGGCGCATATTGGTAATTCCATCCAAGGTCTCTCTCGAAACTTTGTCCCGGAGAAATGACTTGATCTGCTCCATGGTCTCAAAGGATTTATACTCCTCATTGTGAAGAGTTTTGAGAGCCTGGAGATCTGCCTTGTACTGGTCCTCTCTGGTCTGGAGATTCTCATCCAGTCTCTTGGAGGTGATATCATTTAGCTTTTGCAAGTGCTCATCCTCCATAGCCTCGTATGCAAGGAGCTGCTCGGTACTCATCTCATCCTTGCGTAGGTAGTAGAGGCCAGCTGCCTTGAGCCGCTCCTCGTATGCGATCTTTTCCTGGGCCACTAGGTCCAGCTGACCAATAATGTATTTTCTCCGGAGCTCTGCCTCCTGCTCTGCTTGCTTTTGCGCTGCCTTGATAGCTCGCTCTCGCTCTGCAGCTGCAGCTTTTTCCCTAGCTTCTCTTGCCTTTCGCTCCTCTTCTGTCTCAGTCTTTGGCTCTGGAGTAGGAGGAGGAGTGGTAGTTGTGCCGGAGGTGGATCCCTCATTAGGATCAATCTCTCCGGATAGACCTTTGATGAGTGTCTCTTGGTCTTTTTCCTGCTTACGAAGAGCCGCTAGATTAGCCTGGAGATTTGCGATCTCTTCTGCAGTGAGCTTCACCTCCTCAGTGATCATCTGAAATCCATATTGCCTACTGACCAGCTTAGCTAAATCTCCATCAGCATCTCTCCTATTGAGCTGCTGCAGAATATCAACTATCTGCTCCTTTGTGTCGATCAGCCCCTCTTTAGTATCCTCGATAGCCTCTCGATTCATATACTTGAGCATGAGCCTTTGAGCTTCGATAAACTCCTTAGCCTTACCAGTACTGATCCCGATGGCATTTCCATAGCCATCAAACTGAGTGATCGCTCCAGGGATGGCCGCTCCGATCTGATTGATCACTGTCTTGAGCTCCTCATTCTCAGCTGCAGATCTATTGGTCTTGGTCTCCAGCTCCTCATATCTAGCGATGAGTGGAGAGACATTAGCCTCCAATGCCTGGACTGCCTGATCCTGCTCCTGGAATGACTTTAGGGCCTGATTGGAAGTGTATAGCCAATCGGCTATTCCCCCAAAGAAATCCCTCATCCCGGCCCGGAGCTCGGAGTTCATGTAGAGATTGTAGAAGTACCTTCCTATCTTTTCTACATTGGCAGCGAGAGTCTCATTCTTGATATTGAATTCATTGGTCAGGGAGATCCCTTCTCTGAATGCCTTATTGGCTATCTCCTGCTCGGATCTTAGGAGCTCGGTATTATTGGCAAGAGCTGAGACTACATTGGTAGCTCTGGCTCCATCCAATCCTAGCTGGACCAATCGCTGAGCCATGGCAGTCATGGATGATTCATTGCCTTTGATCCCCTCAAAGAGCTTGATCAATGCCTCATTAGCATCCTCATTCAGAATCCTAGAAAACTCCTGAGCCTCGATCCCTGCAATCTTGGCAAACTTGCTCGGATTGGTAAAGAGATCCGGGATCAAATTGACAAAGGTGGTCCCTGCTACTTCTGCAGACTGCCCGAGCTGATCCAGTGTGGATGAGTATCCCATCACATTGGCTATGGAGATCTTGGCAGCTGGAGCCACACCTGCCAATCGCTTGGTAAAATCTACCATGTATTGCTCTGCAGCTGTGGAATTGATCCCGAGCTCATTGATCACAGATCCGACCTTGAGCATGCCTTGTTCGATGCCAAACTCCTCCCGGACATTGAATATATCTACCAGCTTACCTACCTGGCGAAGAGCTTGCTCTACATCTCCTCCGAGATCTTCTGCTAGAGCTACTCCGATCTGGTCTGCAGCTCTGACAAAACCCAGGACATTCTCGGATCCTTCGATCCCTAACTTACCTGCAGTCCTGGCTAATTTGAGAAGCTCCTCCTGTGAGGATCTGGTATCGATTGACTTAATCTCATCATTCAGATTCTCCAGCTCTCCAAAGGTGAGATTGGTAGTCTTGCGGACATCTGCCAGGAGATCATCAAACCTGCCAAAATCATCCACTACTCTCATCACTTGCCTACCAGCGATCACAAAAGAAGTGACTGCAGCTGCAGCTACTCCGATGCCTTTTGCCAGGCCTCCGGAAAACATCTTGCCCAAACCTTGAGCTCTACCTGTGAGCTCATTATATCTAGCCTGGACTAGCCGGAGCTGCTCATTGTGTCGATGCCACTCCTCTGTCATAGGAGGAGCTATATTGCGGAGCTTGGTAAGCCTGGTAATCTCTCTCCGGAGATCAGATACAGACTTACTATTGAGATCCATTCCCTGCCTTAATTGTGCAAGTCTGCCTCTAGCCTTATCGAGAGCGGAGTTTTTTAGATCGATGGCCGCTGTGACTGCCTTGTATTCTGCAGTCTCTTTTTTGCCAGTCTTAATGAGCTCCTCTCGCTGTCTCTCAAGTTGCCTTAATTCTCTATTGGTCTGCTTGATGGCCTTCTCCAGGTCCAGGATTTCTTTTCTGCCTTGGTCCCCATTGACAATGATATTGAGTACCAGGTCCTCATCCCTTAATTTCTTTTTTGCCATAGTGTGACTTAATTAGTATTGAGTCCTCGCTTGATCCCCTGGACTACCTCCTCAGTGAGGCCAAACATCATTCTGGCTGCAGTGCGGAGATAGACATGCTCGATCCTTCGATTGAATATGTATCTGATTTTGCCATCGGTGAATCCGGATTTTCTCCGGAATGGCTTGATATCCAGAAATCGGACATGAGCTTTGGCAGTGTATGAGATCTTGCCAGACATATAGGCCGGGCTCATTTCCACTGCGAATTTTTGGGATGCGAAAGTATTCCCGGTCCTGAATTGCAGGTACTTTCTAAATGCTATCTCCTGGTCTATTTCGAGATCCTCTCTCTGCTCCTGGAGAATGCGTGAAATGAATTCTTTTTTGATCAGCTCTTCCAATGTGGATTAATTTTAAGGAAGGTACTGAGGCTATTCCCTGCCAGAAAGGACAAACCAGGAGTGACTTAATGGGGCAAAAAAAATCCCGGACCTTAATGGATCCGGGAGTGATTGGTTACTTAATGTATTTGCGAAGTAGTAATATTTTTACTTACCTTTGATCATTGACTTTTTCGCTTCGTGATTGTGGCGAGATTGTTGAAACTTGATGGCCTCCGGGAGTGATTGCCCGGAGGTTTTTTTTATGCCTCAAAGATCTCTCTCAAATTTTCGAGATCTAGCTCAATGGCCCGCTGCTGAGCTCGCTCAATGGAGGCCTTAATCAGCTCGATATTAGGAGGCAGTCCGGCCTTAATCTTGAATCTCTCCTGGTCCAATCGGTGATAGGCTAATGTGATGATGGCAGTGGACTTTCCTTGATCACTTGCGAGCTGCTCATAATCATCAAATCGATTGAGATACTTTGTGATGAGCTCATTGATCTCTACAGGGTTCAATCCATCTAGGTCCGGATAGCCTAATATTTCGAGCTGAGTCTGATATCTATTTACCTGAGATCTGCAATTGTCCAGGTATCCTTTTGGCCAATGTCCGGCCTTAATTGTGGCCTGGAGTGACTTAATTTTTTTCGAGATTTGATCTTGAATTTTCATGGCTTAATTGTGATTGTGATTGAAACTTGATTAATTGATTTTTCTCAAATTGAAAGGAGTGGCATCCAGGGAATAATCAAAAGTATATCCCATTGATTCTAGCCTTGATTGGAATTCTTTACACTCCTGGTAATTTAATTGCTCAGATTGAGCATATTGATTGATGCACTCCTGGACCGTATCCGGCAATAATTCCAGGGATTGAAATAGATCTGTAGATTGATTGACTTGATTTTTCATGGCTTAATTGTGATTGTGATTGAAACTTGATTTTGAGGTCCAGATCCTGGACTTAATTATTGGATCCGGACTTAATTTATTTAGAGTATTTCCCAAAGTGGATCTCCTCCAGGACCGGAGTATTGATAGATTTTTTCTCCTCTTGATGGATCTACTTTTTGCCGGGCTTGATCTAGTGTAAACCAGGAGTCTAGTCCGGTCCCTGCATACTTGATTTTTCGGTCTGCAGTGTGAATTCTATAGATTAATTGATTCATGGCTTAATTGTGATTGTGATTGAAACTTGATTTTGATTTTAGATCCTGGACTTAATCATCCAGGAGGTGATATTGCAAAGTGTACTCATTATCCAGGACCTTTTTTGCCCGGCCTAATTTTATCAATTCATGCACCTTGATCCAGGCCTCTTCTGTAGTCATTATTTGACCACAATACATAGATAGATTTTCACCTTTATTGATGATAATATCCTTACTGATTATTTTCTCCAGGAATAGATCTCTCATGGCCTTAATTCTTTTTAAAACCTTTATTTTCTAAATCTGAGATAAATGATTTTAGGAGTTTTTTATTCTTAAAAATCCTAATATCTGCAGCATGACTGCCATCTCTATTTTTCTTGATCCCATCAAAAAAAGTGACTAAATACTTTGAGGATCCTACGTTGTAATTTATGCTATAATTTTTCATGGCTTAATTGTGATTGTAATTGTGTGAAACTTGATTTTGAGGTCCGGATCCTGGACTTAATCCAGGTCCGATTGATTCATTTTTTCATAAACCAATAGCATGCTTATGGCCCATTTAGGTAGTTCCTTTGATGGGGCTAGCATAGACTTGAGGCTATTGTACTCCAGGCCTAAATCTGCAGCTAATGATTTATAGCTCATTCCCATGGCCTTAATCATTTGCTTAAATCTTTGATGATCTGAATCTAGTTTTTTTGCGGGCCTTGATTGTGATTTTTCCATGGCATAATTTAAGTAATTTTCTGCAGCTTGATTCAGGCTTAATTTTTTGCCTCCGGAATATCCAAATTTTTCGGTAAAATAATTTGATATCTCCGGATCTACTGACTTAATGATCCGGGCCCGGAAAATAAAATCCTCCGGTGATTTTGAATCAATAGCAATAGGTAAAAATATGCTATCTAATTTCTGAGATACTGACTGAGTTTTCATGGCTTAATTGATTGTTTGAAACTTGATTTTAAGGTCCGGATCCAGGCCGGGCCTGGATTATTATTGAAAATTTTTCTCTTCATTAATGATATCCTGGATTGATATTTTCCTGGACCTGGAAAAACTCCTTAATTCTTTTTTCATGGCCTGGATTGATATATCTACTCCAGGCCAAAAAACAAAAGCATGGAGATTTATAATTTCGATATCTGATAAATTATTCATGGCTTAATTGATTGTTTGAAACTTGATTTTAAGGTCCGGATCCAGGCCTTAATTCCTGGATCCGGGCCGGGCTTAATTCATTGAATAGTTTTAATAAAATCCGGCTTAATTGATAGATCTATTTCAGCTACTCTAAATCGATTAAACCCATTATTTGCGGCCCAAATTTTTGCAGCCTCAATCCGGTCTGAATGAGTAGTGATTATTTCCTCCATATAGTCCGGATTTTCTTTTTTAACTCCGTACAAAATTTTTTCAACTTGATTTTTCATGGCTTAATTTGATTGTTTGAAATTTGATTTTTTGAGGCCTGGATCCAGGCCTTAATACCTGGATCCGGACCGGGCTTAATAGATAGATCCATCTCTAAAAAATTCGTAATTATTGGCCTCAATTGTCTCAATTATAGCCTCTTCTGAGGTAAGATATTCATAATCAATCTGCAGACTATCATACAACTCATCACAAAGGTCTCTATATTTTGACTCAATAAACTCCTCAAAATCTGAATGAAAACTATCAATCCAATCTGAAAAATTTTCAGCTGCAGACCAGGTAAAATTTGACTCAAAAGTGATTGAATGACTGCAGCAGCCTGAATGATAATAATGGCCTGAATGAGTGCCTGAATATCTGCAGTAAACTTGACTCAATAGCCAAGATTTTCGCATAGGTGATAGATCCAATGTATCTATAAATTCCCTTAATAATTTATCATCTCCTGGATCTGAATATTCAAACATAGCCCCATCACCTTGAGAGTAAAACCCGGAAAAATAAATCCTATCTACTGAAAATCCGGCCTCAGCGGCCCGGCCAATAAACCAGTCATAAACTGATTCATACCATCCATGATCTACATTGATATCTGAAAATTTTTCTAGTGCCTTAATCTTTGATTTTGGGCTTAATTCATTGAATTGATAAATTTCAATTTCTACAGTTTTCATGATTGTGATTGTTTAAAATTGTGATTGTGAAACTTGATTTTTTAGAGTGGATCCAGGCCGGGCCTGGATCCGGTATTTTTTAAAATAGGCTTAATGTATGACTATCAATATCCCGGAATTTTTTCTCAATTATTGGCAGCCAATCAATCTCTATTTCAGGAAATTTTTCGGTCAATTCAGCTGCTATTTCTGCAGCGGGCCGCATATATTCAGGATTAATGTCTAGATATTTAATAATCAAATTAGACTCCATATCCTGGTCAATTCCTGGATAGATCCCGCTGAAATATTGCCCGGCCTTAATATCATTTATAGCCTCCTCTAGACTATCCATATCTATAAAATCCGGATAAAATGAGTTTTCAGAAAAATTTTCATAAACCAGGAATGAAAAATCTAGATCTATTTTTGAATGTATAAACCAGGTTAAAAAAGCTGCTGCAGCTGTGACATCTCCGGACTCTAGATCCTGGATCCATTGATCCAAATTATTTGCAGTAAATGATATAAATCCATCTCTAGAGCTGTAATTATCCCGGAGAAAATCTGAAAATTCAGCTGAATTTTTGGCAGCAATTTTTTTGAGCTGCTTTTGAAATTTTGGCCAATTGACCTCAAAATCTAGATAAAACCTATCACCTGAAAAATTGTAATATTTAGGACTTGAAAACCCGGAGTGAGTGATATCTAAAATCGATTTAAGTCCTGAATCTTGCAATTCATAAACCAGGTCCGGCAAAATTTCATTTATTGATTCAGAAATTTTGTCAAAAATCCGGGATCCATCCAGGTGATAAAGGGCATATTCAGAATTAAAATCTGAATATCCGGCCTCAAAATCCTCATTAATTGTATATGAATCAATGATATTTTCAGTTGAAAAATAGCCCCAATAGCTGCAGATTTTTGAAAATCCTATCATATCAGTGGTCAATTCTAGTACTTTTTTCATGATTGTGATTGTTTAAAATTGTGATTGTGAAACTTGATTTTTTAGAGTAGATCCAGGCCGGGCCTGGATCCGGGCCGGGCTTAATTATAGGCCGCTGAATAGATTAATTTCAACTTTGCAAAGGTGGAACCCGGTATATAAAACCAGTGCAATAAATGAGACAATAAATAAGGCCTGGAAAATTTGAGCTAATTTTTTCATGATTGTGATTGTTTAAAATTGTGATTGTGAAACTTGATTTTTTAGAGTGGATCCAGGCCGGGCCTGGATCCGGTATTTTTTATAGAGACCTGAAATAATATCCGGACTCCTCAAAATAATCATACATTAATTCCCTTGCGGCATATTCCCAATCTATGCAGTAATGAGGCCATGCGGGCCTATCCTGGATCAATCCTAAATCCTCAGCCATATTTTGGGCAAAATCCTCATCAGATTCAAATTCCCCTTGATAGGCCTCCTCAGCTGCTGAAATTAGATCCTCAATATCTCCGGAAAATCCAGTGTGAGAAGCATAAGCAGAATAAACTTCAATGTCTAGATATGCGGCCTCAAGTGCCTCAATGACATCAAAAATATTTTCTGAAATATGGCACTCAGAAATTAATTCCATTGATTTAAACAATTCCGGACATTCAAAGTCTTGATACATAAACTCCGGATCATCCTCATCACTGTGCAATTCATTGATAAATTCCTGGAATTCCTCAAAATCTGAAAATTGAGATAAATTAACCCAATCCCCGGCCAATGATCCTGAATTGTACTTGTGATAGGTTCCTACATAAACCTGAATTTCATCTAATTGAATTGATAAATTTTTCATGATTGTGATTGTTTTTTGTGATTGTTTAAACTTGATGATCCAAAGTAAAGCAGCCGGAAATTAAAAAGCAAATTTTTGTAAAAATATTTTTACTTTTTTTTATAACTCACTGATTTTCAGTGATAAAAATTTTAATATTTTTTTGAAATATCCAGGCCGGGCCGCTGCAGCTCTATATTAATACCAGGGAACCAGGAACCAGGGAACCAGGAACCAGGGAACCAGGAACCAGGAACCAGGGAACCAGGAACCAGGAACCAGGAACCAGGGAACCAGGGACCGGATCCAGGAACCAGGAACCAAGAACCAGGGACCGGATCCAGGCCGGGCCGCTGCAGCTCTATATTAATACCAGGGAACCAGGAACCAGGGAACCAGGAACCAGGAACCAGGGAACCAGGAACCAGGGAACCAGGGAACCAGGAACCAGGGAACCAGGAACCAGGGAACCAGGGAACCAGGAACCAGGGAACCAGGGAACCAGGAACCAGGGAACCAGGAACCAGGGAACCAGGGAACCAGGAACCAGGAACCAGGGAACCAGGAACCAGGGACCGGATCCAGGCCGGGCCGCTGCAGCTCTATATTAATACCAGGGAACCAGGAACCAGGGAACCAGGAACCAGGAACCAGGAACCAGGGAACCAGGGACCGGATCCAGGAACCAGGAACCAGGAACCAGGGACCGGATCCAGGCCGGGCCGCTGCAGCTCTATATTAATACCAGGGAACCAGGAACCAGGGAACCAGGGACCGGATCCAGGAACCAGGAACCAGGAACCAGGAACCAGGGACCGGATCCAGGCCGGGCCGCTGTCATATTTCCAGGCCATCCAAAGGGCATACAATTGCATTTGGCCGGGAGGGCGGACCGGGGGTCGATTCATAGGCACTTATATGCGATTTTTGGATACTTGACCCTCTTCGCTTGATTATCAGATACTTAGCGATTTTTTATCTGTAATTCTATGTCTTTTTCAGCTTTTTCTAGGTGAATTTTGGGCGATTTTTCGATAATAAATTGCAAATACGGTGGAATTTGAGGGGTTTTCTGATTGGAAGTAGGTGGTGAAAAGCAGGAATTTAGACAATAAAAAAGGCCCTAAATAGGGCCTCGGTTGGTGGTCAGATGAAAGGTGTTAAGTCTTGACCAGGTAGTATGCTGAGATATCTTTTGGAGTGTATTCCAGACTGGTGAGCATGAGCATTTTTTTGCCATTATAGGTCGTAGTACTGACAAAAAACTTATAGCTCTGACCATCGATATCAATCGAGATGTAGTCTCCATCTAGCTTCTGATAGGTAGTCTTTTTACCATCAATAATGACATCCCCAAAATTGAATTCGATGAAATCAAATGGCTTGGAGTGGGCGATCTGCTGGAGGCCATCTCCTTCGTAGGCAGCATCGTGAAAATCCATATACCACTTTCCTTTCAGCTCTATATCCAGATAGCTGCAGGAGGATGCTACAATCAATAGCATTAAGATCATTACTTTTTTCATAGGAGGAGTAGTTTTAAATAGCTCGTTAAAGATCAAAAAAAAGCTCGGATCCACCAAAAGTGAACCCGAGCCTACTGTCTAGCACCAAACCTATAAGGGAATATACCTAGATCAAAAACTAGGCCTATTCTGCAGGATATGAGACTTTTCCTTTGAGTACAAATGCAAGAGGCTTTCCGGTCTCCATGTCATTGATCTGGAATTTCATTCCTTCCTTGAGCAGGAGCTTGAGCCTGGCATACTTGTATAGATTGATGAAATAGGTACTCCTCTTGATCGGATCAGAAGGGAGGAGATCCGGCATGATATCAGCCTGGAGAGGGCTATGAAATATCAATGCCTTGATGCGTATCAGAGCGTTTACTGCAGTGATTGTCTGATAGGTGTGGGCGAGTGTTTTTTGTATTGCTGTCATGGCTCTAATATAGTGAATATCAGGCAAAAAATCAGCCGGAGGCCTCCCCTCCTCCAGCTGTCACCCTATGAAAAAATTCTACCTATTTTTTGGGGATCTAGGAAGTTTTGAAAATCCTGGAGAATCCCTAGAAGAGATACCTATATAAGCGATCAATACAATGAATGACAGGCCTAATAACAAAAGGGAAAAAACTACACAATCCATCAGAATAGTAAAGTCATGTGCCATCCATTCCATCCTCCCCAAAGATTGTACTCTGGCTCGATGATAATCGAGCTGACCTCCAGTCTCCACCAGATCGAGCAGCCATCCTCCTGCTGCTCTCGGATAAACTCCTTAGCCTGGAGGATCAGCTGCTGCATGCGCTCGTAATTGTCCCGCTCATCCTGCTCTGTATCATCAGCTCCAGGCTTGCTTAGGATCCATAGGAAAGCTGCATGCTGCTCCGATGGATTCTCAGACATACCTCGCTGAGAGAAGGTGGGGAGGGAGGCCACTACGATGTCTCCGGACTTGTCTGCAAGTCTCCTGGTGACATGCTCATCATTGGCAGCTCTGACAAAATCAGTGGCTCCTATGTGATCGACAATAGCCTGGATAGCTTGGTCAAATTGGGTGATAGTTATCATGCCTTTTTGGATCTTAGTTTCGATTTGATCTTTTTATTTTCCATCTCTTTGTCATACATATAGACCAAGAGATCGAATATATTTTTCTGGTCCACCTGGTCTGCAGTACCAAAGATCTGCTTCTCTGCCACTGCATGGAGTACGCCTGTCCATCCGGATCCAGATCCACCTTCTCCACCGGAGAATAGTACATTGAAATTGATCTCTTGACCTCCGATGATCAGCTCATTTTTCTGAATGAATTCGATACAGAAAGTAAACCAGAGCAGGATCCCGGTCCGATGCACTGTGGACAGCTTATCGGTGAGCTGTGCATTGATGTCCAGTCTGGCCGGATTGAATGGCTCCCGGACAATCCCATTCCAATCAATCGCTTTTCGGAGCTGCTCTATATCCGGATGAGCTGGCCTGTATAGGCATGCCAGGAACCTGGAGAGTGACTTGGAGGATCTAGTCTTGAAATACTCATTCATCTCCTCTATAGCTGCTCTGAACTCTCCAAAGGTGAGATCAGTCAGCATATCCGCTGGACCATGGAGCTGGACCTTTCCGGATCTGAGTTTTGGGAAATGATTGGTGAGTGTATTGTACTGGACCTCCAGGAGCTCTCGCTCATTGATCTTGAATATCCAGGAAAATAGCTGCTCTGCCAGGATGATCGCTTGGGAGTTTTTGTGATCTACATCATCCTTGGAATTCACTCGCTCCCAATACTCAGATTTCCAGTCTCGCTCGATGTCCAGGACATGGTAGAGACATCTTACCTGAGCCTCGACCTCATCCACTATCCCTCGACTAGCAAATACAGCTTGCTTGAGGCAGTACTCTACTTGCTCTTGAGTCATTTCATCCCAATGAGAGGGGATCTCTGCCTTAAATCCGGCCTCTGGTATCTCGACCAAATTCATGTGCGGAAATATTTATTTTCTACTTTGTTTTCAGGGATCAATAGATAGTCCCTAGTATCCGGAGACAGATCCTGGATGATCCGCTTGATATCATCTAGGATGTAAGTAGCCTCTCCCTCCATCAATACTCCGTATCTCCGGATCATCTCCTCTGGAGGCATGGTAGTAGCATCTCGACCTTGGAACATGGACTTGAAATGCTGGACCACTCCATCAGGCATCATCTGAATAGACAGTCTCTTGGATGCCATCTGCATCACGTAGAGCGGGATCACTCGCTGGATCATGGGGAGCAGCTCATCGAATGTCTCATTGCTTTCACTTGGGATCCCTCCTCCAGCTGAGCCAGATCCTGAGTCCTGGATACCCAATCCCTTCCAATAGGCCAATAATGGCTCGTATTGAGCTCCGAGTGCCTTCTTCATGCGAATGGTCTGGACCTCCCGGATAAATGGCACTACAGTATAGAAAAATCGACTAGAGAGATTGATCGGATAGGCATCATGGAAGATCTCTGCAGAATTGACAAAAAGATCCCGGACAGCTGCTCGATTAGGTGAGGAGATCCACTCGGTAATTTGCTTTTTTTCGAGCCAATTGATCAGTAGATCAGTGGTCTCATTAGCCAATCTATTCTGAGCCTCATCATCCCGATCCACCATCCACTCCCATGGCAGGACCTCATGATCCCGGTCAATCTTGACCTTGCGGCCTGTGTCCTCATGAGAGATGAGATTGAGGTGGTAGTACCTCAATGTAGCCTTGTAAGCAATCGGTCTCCGGAGCTTATCCACCAGCTGATCATTGATCTTTTCTAGTGCGCTAGCTCCTGTCTGCTTTCGAAATGATGCAGACTGATAATGATTCAATGCCCGGTCATAGAGATCCTGACCTACTAGCTTGATCATTGCCTCCTCCTCGATCTCGATCTGAGTGGTGATGGCATCGAATTTATTGTTTTTGTAGTAGGAGGAGGTCAGCTCCTTGAGCTCCGCTGCTCCATTATTGGCTTTGTTGAATAGCATTATTTCTCAGCTTCTGCAGTTTGATTGACACGATTAGAAGGAGAGACATTCTCCTCCCGCTGTACTGTATTGTGATAGAATCCCATCCGGAGCTTTTTTCCAGGGAAATTAGCCTGGATAGCTTGATTGATTGGCTCCATGACTACCTCCTCCGGGATCGTAGTATCAGAGGCTAAGTAGAGCTTGAGCGCATAGAGCATTTGAGATCCGGATGAGAGCTGGCCTCCTACAATGATATTGGATAGGGATGGATGCAATCCCATGCCGGATGTAGTAGCGGAATCTGCCTTTTCGGAGATCTTGATCTGAGCCTCGATAAAGTCCTTGATCTTTTGATCAATGGCCTCGATTTTCCACTCATGCTTATTGCCCATATCATCAATGAAATCTACTGTCTCAATGAATTTTCCAGCGTTTTTATTGCCGGACAGTGTGGCAGTCATTTTAGAAAACAGCTCATCCTTGACAGTATCTAGCCGCTTTTGCCATTGGGCCTCGGTCTCAGTAGGATAGGTTTTCTGGATCCATTCCATTCGCTTTTCCCAATACATATCCGGAGAGTGAATGTGAAATGCTGAGGTGATGCCATTCTCACTGAGATATCGTAGGACCTCCGGAATATCGGAGGATCTCATGATCCAATTCAGCGATCCATAGAAACTTGGCACTGAGTAGAAATTGCGCCCAAAGGAATATTTATTGTGATAACCTACAGAAACTCCATACTTGAAAGGATTCTGAGGATCATAGACCGGATAGCCTTTTATCCCGGTATCGAGTGCGTAATTTTCATAGTCAGCGACATAGATCCATCTCACAGACTCCAATCGCTTAGGAGCTCCGGTATCCGGCCATCCCAATCTAGCATCAGTGGCCGGAATCACTTCGAGCCGATTGATGCGAGCTTGCTCGCTGCTCAATCTCCCGGCACGATTGCGGATGCGCTTGACAAAGATCCCCTTCATGTGCTTGAACTCTACAATCGCCATATCAATGTATCGCTTGTAGTTCCAGGTACTGAGCCATTCCTGGATCTCGGGATCCTCTTTGTATTCACGGACCATGTATCCGTTTTCAAATTTTAACTCGTACAACATGGGGCCATCACCATATAGGAGTCCCATCTCCCTCTCCAGGATACCCGGAGCGAGATTGTTTTTATCCATGATGTCACGTATGACCTGCGGGAGGTCATTATTGGCCCCATGTGGTACGATTTTAATACCATTGAAATAGACTGGATCTCCCTCCCAATCGACATTTTTGGACAGCTTGATCCAGCTATCAAAAGCATCGTATCCGGGATAACTGCCCATGATGTAGGCCTTATTGTCTCTCCGGAAGATCCTGGAGTTATTGATTTTGGTTGTATCGGTCATTTGCCAATTCGAGTTTTTGTCCGTTGAAAGTCATAAGCAGTGGCTGGTAGAACCTTCTGTGCTCCATGGTATCGAGGTCTATATACTCCTCAATGAAATCTGTATTTCGGAAGTCTGCTTGCTTGGTCCTGTTTTTAACCCTAGCCGATCTGACTTCGACAATTCCATTGGATTTCTGCTTGGTCTCAGACCAGGACATGAAGGTGAAACTGAAAGGCTGGCGCATTTGAGACAGCCTTCGCATTTGTTTAATTGCCGCATACACTGTGAGGTTACTCATGATCCGAATATCGCCTGACATCTACCAAATCGAAAGGACAATCACTCAGCCTGGAGAATGGAGAAATTAACTTATAAGTGAATTTTACCGGATGGATACCTGTCCTACATAGACATCCTTTCCACCTCTTACCAGAGATCTCCAGACCTTTCTCATCATCAGGTATTTGAATGAGTCCGATGGATTGGTGGATTCGAGCGGCAATCGATGGATAGGGAGCTGCTCAGATCGCTTATCCTTGGTGATGATGGTTTTCCCTCTGTCAGTCCTCTTGCGGATCTTAGCGAGCTCCAGAGAGGATCTGAGAGGCTTACAGTGGTAGAAATCGATCATCACTTTAGGGAGCTTCTTATGATGCCCGGAGAAGAGCTCCTGCATGAAGTTGAACTCCTCCATCTGACCAATATTTCCCTGGCCTTCTGACATCAGGATCACCTTCCATCCTGTAGGCTTTCCATCCTTGTCTTTTTCCAGAGCTTTCTTGAGCTGAGTGGCCAGATCCTGTCCAGCTTTCTTGTAATTGTTAGCTGCCCGGTCATAGTAGAAATTGATCGTTTTCTCCCGATGAGGTCTATAGAATTCCAGGAACTTATCAGCGATCTCCCTTATCCACTCCGGAGAAAGTGTATAGAGAAACTTCTGGATCCGATAGACCTCCCCACACATCTGAGCCATAGACATGGAAATCATATTGCCGAAATCCACTCCGATATCGATGGCTCTATTGAGCTGGTGATACTTGAGGATCCGGCAATCCTCCTCATCAGTCAGACCAAATCTCATAGACCAGGCAGGATCAGCTCCATCCTGGTAGAAGTGCCTCTCTCCCATATTCGCATAGAATAGCTCTCCCTGCTCTGGCTTTGGCTTGAGTGAGAGCACCGTGGTCTTGGAGTCTATAAAGTTCTCGGTAAAGGCATCATTGAACCAGTCCGGAGTCAAGATATCGACATTGACATACGAGCTAGCAATGTAGAATAAGGTATGCGCCTCCTTATAGGTCCTGGCAGCTACCCATCGCTCTACCCATCTCATCCAGACTCGCTTTTTCTTGGTGATCTCTTCCCGGTCTCCGGATTCACAGGCAGCGATATATTCCTGAGCTGCTTCATTGGTAATCATGGCGCATTTGAGAGCCAGTAGTAAGGCCTGGTGATTCATTCCCTCAGATCGCTTCAATATCCAGTCATGCTCTCCGATATTGTCTGTATTAGGCATGTCTGTGGTAAAGGTCCTGCCTCGATAAAATACCGAGTGGCCATACTTGACTCTCATGCCTCGGATAGCTTTCTGTAGATTCAATACCCGGTCCTCTCGGAAATATTTAGCCTCATCCCCAAATACATGGACATAGTTACCACCAGCAAGCGAGGCAGGTCTATCCAGGGATCCAAAGGTGATATTGAGCCCGGTAAAAAAAATAAGTGTATGCTGGTAGGTAGATAGCTTATTGTAAGGCTTCCAGAAATGCTCCCGGATATTAGGAGGTAAGTCCGGGATCTCCGATGCACTGAATTCAGGAGGTTTTCTGCCTTTTACATAGTGGATCCCTTCGATCAATCCTTTGGCCTTGAGACCTTCTTCTACTGTCCGGAGTACGTTTTTCTGCAGGTTGGAATAGGTATCAGCTACCCATACCACCGGAGCTCCTGGCATGTCATAGACCATCTCGATCAATCGCTCTACCTGGATATCAGTAGTCTTGGCTGATCCCCGGCCAGCTACCATGTAAAGGTTTTTTGGTAAGATCATCATGCAGAGCTGCGAGAGCCAATTGGCAAATACAGTCTGAGCGGATGGATTATTTGGCTTGATACTTTTCCTCCAAGTCATTGAGTCTATCTTCTAGGTTGATGTTTTCGAGTAGAGCCTCTTGTCTGAGCCTCACTTTGTCCCGCTCAGGGATCGGAAGGGATTCGATTTGCCGGGCCACATCTTGGCGATTGATATCCGGTAGTCCCAAGTGCTCTGTCTGCAAGGCATAGACTCGGATAGGCTTGAGGTATTGCGATGGATCTGCTTTTTCCGGATCCTCTTTGTCAAGCTCCAGGAGCTTGGCTGCAGCCATTTTCATATTGGTGTAAACTTCCCAATCCCTGGCTGATACAGCATTGTCCCGGACCACCAAGGATCCCTCCAGGATCTCCTCTGCAAAGAGATGCCGGAGAGCTTTCTTTTCCACTCCTCGATCCACATAGAACAGAGATAGGGCCTCATCCACTATCTCGGAGGCATTTCGATGCTTGAGCTGGTAAGTCTTGATGAAAAATTCCACTGTATTTCTCCTGCCATACTTTCGATAGAGCGAGTGAGCCAGCGTGAGTGCATCGAGCCAGATAGACTCCTCTGTAGAGAGATCATTGGTAGATCCATTCTGAATATGGTCCTGGATCCGTTGGATGATTTTCTTATCCTTAAACCCACCAAATATGTCCAGCTTGGATAGCTGCCATCCCCGGTCTCTCCGGATCTTATTGAGCTGCTCAGATTCTTTGACCTCTCCTTTTTCTGCAGCTTCCAGGAGAGCCATCTCCTCTTTGGCTCGGGCCAGGAACTTGCCTCGCTCGATGTAGTAATAGACCTTGGAATTGACATCAAAGGCAGCCTGGAGAAAGTAGATCTTATCTACATCAAAATACAGAGCCATGTCCTCCGGAGAATATCCGAGAGCAGCTAGTCTCTGCAGCTCCTCTATGCGCTGCTCATCCAAAGGGAATGATAATTCTGTCATGGTGTTAATTTACTGAAATTTACTGCATAACTACTGCATTCTACTGAAATCTGCGATCATTCGCTGAACTTCTACCAATTGCATCTGCTTGAGCCGGAGCCGCTGCTCCCGCTGAGTCCGGAGGTGAGGCTTGTCATTTTTATCTAGCTCTGACTGGACTCTCCAGATATTATGCTCCAGCTTGATCTTGAATTCCATCAATTCGATAGGGCCGAGCTTTCGGAGCTTTGTCATTTCCTTTTCCCACTTGAAAATCGGATGCTTACCCAATACATGGCCATGCTCTTGGTAGTATCGAAATTCTGCAGTGATAGCTTGATTCTCCAGGTAGTTTGCCATCAGCTCCTTAGCTACCTTATTCTGCTCCTCCAGAGAGGTACAATCGAACAGAAGGCTATGAGCCCGGCAATAGCGATGGTAGGATGAGATCTTGTCTGCAGCGAGGATCTTGAGGGCATTTGGACAGCCTGGCTCATTGAGAAATCCCCACTCCTCCCGAAACTTGGGCCGGATGGCAATCTCCTCCAGGTCCAGTCCAGCTCGACTCGCTAGCTCCTGGATGAGAATCGGGAGACATCGATCCGGATCTGCCTGTAGGATCCGGAGAAATGGATGGTCATTGCCGCTGTATAATGAAAAAAGCCGGATACCTTCCACAAGGGATGCACCCGACTTGATCCAGCCTAGTATTTCAAGTCTCATGAATTACTTTTCAAATCTCGACTTTTTTGGGAATAATTTGATCAGATATGGCTCTACAATCGGATATCCGAGATCGTTGTTATTGATCCAGGATCTCTCCTGGAAAACTCTCTCCAGGATATCCCTATTTGGATTGGCAGACCAAACAGAGGCCACTATGGATCCAGTAGCTCCATTGCTAGTCACAATAGGCCTGGATAGCGGATAGTGCTGATTGAAATACAAGGTACTCACCAGCAATCCCTCTTTAGTAGCTCCAAAATCTGCAATAGTCTTGGCTAGCTTGGACTTTTCGAATACTACCGGAGTATGAGTGGCATAATCCTTTGGATTCTTTAGTCCGGCCTTTTTGATGGCCTCCATGGTCCGGATAGAGTTTTGGTGATAAACTCCTCCAGGCTTTCCTTTGGATCTTAAAATCCCTATGGATTTTTTGGCAGCGATATCTTCAAAAGATACCGGAGCAATGGGATAGATATCATCATTGGACCAGATAAATACCTCTGGAACCAGATCCGATGCGATAGCTGCTGCCATCTTCTGAGCTACATCCACTTGAGGATTATTGCTCTCTGGTCTGTGTGGAATATGAGTCACTTTCTCTCTGGATATTCCTTCTGGTAGATCTCCTACCACTACGATACCAGCGAGATCCTCAAAGTTATTTTCCCATGCACGTAGAGCAAATAGGAGCTCTTTTCCAGCTGCCTTAGAGTCTATGTAGGGAATGACTACCACATGGCCTTTTGGCCGGGATGGCTGCTCCTCTGGAGCTGCAGTAGCTGATACAGTGCTTTCTTCCTGGACATTGACCAGGACCTCTTCCTTGGCTTTTGGGGCCGTTTTTTTTGGAGTGGAAGGCTTTCTTCTAGCGGGAGACTTGGTAGTAGTCTTGGGAGCCGCTTTCTTTTGGGTGGAAGTAGCAGCTCCAGAGACTGGAGCTGCTGTTTTTTTGTTTGTCATATTACATTAAGGATTAGATACCTCCTCCTGCAGATGATCCGGAATCAACTGGTCCATCATAGACAGCTGGATCCGCTCCTCTGTAGTGAATCATCTTAAACTTAGATCTCTGACCAGAGACAAAATTGAGCTCGCTCATCTTGCCTTCTGCATTATCCTGACCAGTCACACTCATGTAGAGCGGATTGCAAGGAGTACCCTGCAGTCTGGTTCCAAGATTGTCTCCACACTCCTTCGACAGGATCAAGAAACCCTCATTGAGATTTTCTTGAATCCAATTAGAAAAGTGCTCATCATCACCTGGGCGATTTCCTGCAAAATTGCTAAGGAATCCTCCCATCTCATCGGATGTCTCTCCCTCGGATGAGTCAAATCGATTGATGGATTTAGGAGTCAAGTACACAGCATAGCCTTTTTTGCCATCTTTAAGCTGTAGATCCGAGGTGGATACCACTCCATTCTTGGAGGGCATAGTGGCCACATCAGATGCCAGGATAAAGATCACATTTGGCTCCTTTGGGACCGGAGCTCCTGCTCCGGTCTTTATTTTTGGAATAGATACGTTTGCCATTTTTTGATTAGGATTTAAGGTTTACGAATTGAACTTAGATGCCTCCTCCAGCTCCGGAGTCTGCGCCTTCATTCATGATGTACTCCTGGTAATCAGTGGCAGCACCCCAAGAGCCATTGATGGCAGCTTTAGGATTGTATCCATCTGGCACGTATGCAAAGACAGCATCACCGATAGCAAATCCGACTCCGAACCAGAACTCACCGAAGAGCTTCACTTCGTAGTCATGCTTCTGAACATCATTGATGATGTTTGGAGCCTCATTCTTATGTCTCAACTTCACAAAGTTTGGCTTTGGAGTAGAGAATAAGATCGGAGACTTATACATGGAATCCAGCGGAGTCAAGACATTCATGGAGTAGTCAATCTGATCTGCTCCAAAAGTGGTGTTCTCAGTACCGGATCCAGCACCCCAAATTTTCTTGTATGCCCGCTTGTAGCGTTTATACACATCCAGAGAGCAGAATACAGGCATCATCATGCTTTGATACTGAGGATTGATCCAATCCACAAAAGCATTGACAAAATCCAAAACCTGCTGATCAGTGGCAGTTTTCCAATCGATGGTCTCAGTGAAATAGTTGATCCCGGTATCATTGGCAGTTCCTTTCAATGCCTTGGAATCCACTAGGATAGTCTCAAATCCATCTACTGCATCCTCCGGAGCAGTACCTGCATCATTGGTATTGACAGTATTCCAATCCTTCTCCACATACTTACCCTTGGCTACCATTCTCAGCTCGATATCCTGTAGGACTTGAGGCTTGAGAAGTGTCTCGGTAATGTATCTGGTGATAGGCATCTGGTCCGGAGCCATTCCCTCATCATACAGATAGAACAAGTAGCTGTCCAATACCTCTGCAGGAATGATTGGAAAGTTGATCTTGTGTCGTCTGTTTTTGATGGTCAAAGGCTTGAATTTACCCTTGCCTAGCGGAGTCCACTTTGGAGTAAACTGCTGGACTACAGAGGTGATCAATGCCTTGGTAGCTCTCCACTCTGTCACTGCCAAAACAGTAGTCATATACTGCGAGGTAGTGAACCCTGTCAATACCTGGCGAATGATGTCCAAGTTTCGCTGCTGAGTCAGGTAAGTACCGAACTCCTCTCTCAAGTCTGCCACATCGATGGTGGTAGAATTGTAAGCTGCAGAGTTTACGCCTGTCTTTAGGAATTCTCCCACTTTGGCATAGTGGCCTTTTCTCATGTCCACTCTCAAGACTGTAGGAACGTCTGCTTTTCTGACAATGGTTTTATCCATCTCAGGAATCACATCCTCCTCATCTCGATCCATCAGCTGAGCTACAGTAGCCTGGAGACCTCCATTCTTCTTGATCAGCTCATTGATCTTTTCTTGCATGGCCGCTTGATTAGCTCGCTGCTGATTAGCCAGGCCAGTAATAAGGGAAACTGCCGGATCCTCTCCAGATTCTGCAGCATTTCCACTCTCCTCTTGAGCAAGTGCGGCCTCGAATTTCGATACCACATCATTCCCAAAGGCAATCTCTAAGTCCTTTTTCTGATCATCAGTCAGATAGGACTTTCCGTCTTTTTTCTCGAATTCCTGGACTCCCAGGAAACTAAGAAAAACTGACATCCATTTTTTTTTCATGATTGGAAATTGGTTAAGGTTTATACTAAGTTTTTTGCGTGAGACATTGCTATGGCCACTTGGACTGCCATGGATCGGGATCCTATTCGATCAATCAATCCCAATCGTAGTGCATCCTTGGCGAAATAGGTTTTTCCGGAGAGGATCCCCTCATCGGACAGGTCCAGTTTCGTACCTCTATTTTTCTTGATGGCCTCCTGGAAGGATACAGCGAGAGGATCTAGCTCCTCGCTGGTGATTTTGTCATATTCTCCATCTCTAGCCTCTCTGAAACTGAGATTTTTATTGGCAGATAGTGATGAGTAGATCTCATGGACCTTGATCCCCTTCTCCTCATAGTAAGCTCTCATATCCATGAATGACATCATGACTCCTATAGATCCTACCTCCGCTGATACATCATTGTCAGCCATGATGTAGTCACACTCTGAGGCTACCCACATCGCTGCAGAGCAACACAGGTCCACAGAGGCCACTACTGGCTTGCCCATCTCTCGGGCATATTTGATAGCATCTACCATCGGAGCGATGGCATCTACAGCTCCTCCTCCAGAATCGATATCCAGTACAATGGCTGCTACATTCTTATGAGAGGCAGCTGATCTAAGCATGTCTGCGATTTCAGCTGTGCCATACTCGCACCAAGAGCCATACTTCATCATTGATCCCTTGAGCGGGATAATGGCTGCAGATCCCTCCGGAGCTTCGTCATAGATGCTGCTCTCCCGCTCATCTGCTTCCGACTCATCATCATCGAGGATGTATGCTTTTCGAAAATTCGATTGAGACATGGAATCGCCTAATACCTCGATCCGGATATTTCGCTTGTCTCCTTTGGTGTGCTTTCCCTGGAGTAGGTCCACCAGCTGCGGAGCCATAGCTCCAGCGATCTCCGGTTTGATAAAAAATTTACCCCGGACAATCTGATTTACCAGTAGGAAAGGCCAATTAGCCGCTAGTTGTGTCATGTAGTCTGAATTAATCCCGGATGATCCGAGAAATTAGATTTGCTCAATACAATCTTACTACATCACAAATGCCATAGAAAGGACTAAAAATCAGCTGAAAAATCAGACTGATCCAGATCCTGGATCACTTGGAGGATCTTGAGCTCTAAATGGATACCTCCAAAAAGAGGTAGAAAAATCCAATCTTTTAGCATCCAGGGAGTGATCCTCCCGGAGCTTGACCGGGAAATCCGGAGATCCGATCAATAATGGATCCCGATCATCTGCAAAAGTGATCCGGATCAGACATAACTCATTGACTTGAAAGCTGCTCTTGAGGTTACTTGAGAAGGCAATATCAAATCTATCTCCAGACCTGGTATTTTCTTTATTGATATTTACCCTGGCATTTCCAGCGATAGGTACAAGAGCCCATGGAGCTGAGATCATAGCAAGTCCAGTGGGAGTCTCATAGTAAGAAATCACCTCCGAGATCCGGGCCACTTCTACTTTGCAAATATTATTAATGCGCTCATTCATAGTTTTTTACATGATTTGTGGAATATCTCAACGAGATTTTTCTCATTAATTGATCAAATATTTTTCGGGCTCGAATTCGATTTTCTGATTGCGATAGTAGGCCCGCTGTCTCAGCTGCTCGACTCGCTCTTTGAGTAGGTCCAGCTCTTGGCGATACTGCCTTTTTTTCAGAGTCTCATTATCACTCATCAATCTAGTCAGCTTTCGAGTCACAATGAAGGACTCAATAATCTCCTTCTGCTGGAGGCCAATCTTGAGACCTTTGAGATAGTATCGGTCAAAGTCAATATTGAAAAACACTTCGATGAGATCATTGATCCGGAGCTGATCCTCCCTGGAGAGAAAAAGAAATCTATCCTGAGCGATCCGTAGTGAATTAGTAGCCGGGAGCTTGATCTGGATAGCATCCTCCGGGATCTGATCTTTGACCGGAAAATCTGAGTACCGGACCAGTGCACAGATCAGCTTCCCTAGATCCGAGTCCCTGGTGATCTGCAGAGCTCCGGATGGATCAGTTGGAAAAAGGTGAATGAAGTAGTCTCGATAGAGTTCCTTGCGGATCGAAAGGTGGATTGTCATAGTAGGCTGTTTCTACCGAAAATACAGTATTCTGGAGACTACTGCAATACCACTGCATGATTACTGTATTATATCGTAGGTCAATTTTTCCTGTATTTTTCTGTATCCCTGTATCTCTGTAACATTGAGATTTTAATTCATTGATTTACAGTAGGTTGTATTGACACAAATCAAAAAATCAAATTGTATCATCAGGTACAAATTTTTGTATCCAAAAAACTGACAGAAATCCGGTTACAGAATTTCTGTATCCTCCCAAAAACAGATACAGATCAAAAGTAGATTTTGTATCTCTGTAAGTCCCTGAGAATCTTGGAGTATTGTTATTGTATTTCTTCTTTTATACAGAGTTACAGAAATTTGTCAAAAAATAAGTAGGGGATTGGGGAAAACAAAAGCCACTGGCCATAGGGCCATAAAAAGATCGGCATCCCGGACCGGAGGATCCGGGATAGGTTTTGTGTCTTAGTACGATGAGAAAAGGCTGCAGCGGGCAAAATAAAGGCCCTGAGAATCGCATAAATGAAAAGAGCCTGTACTGAATATCGTACAGGCCCTGGATTTTGGCTTTGATTGTGGTTAGTAAATAGGCAGCTCTACGCATTGGCCACTTATTCCATGCTCCTCCTGGTAATTACTCGCCTCCTCTAAGGTATCAAATACCTTGAGCATTGAGGATTTAGGATGGCAGACTGCTATTTCATTGATCTGATTGATCACCATCTTAAATTGGAGCGGATGGAGCATTTTTAGGATTATCCATTTTCTCATAGTTACATAGTTACGATTGATACAAATTATTGAGGGGATTGGGGAGTCAGAAGTTCTTTGGCTGCAGCTCTCATCAAGTTCCAGTGATAGTGCTTTTCCTTAATGAAATCAAATTGCGGGCTGTAAGAGTATGGGAGCAGCTCCAGTGCCTCGATAAGATCCCTGGTCCCGGTGATGATCCGACCATTGAAATTTGACCGGAGCTGTGTCTGCAAGTCCTCTGGATCCATCAGGAGGCCTCCCCAATGCTCTCCGGATATCAGGACCTTGAGGCCTAGCGCATACATCTCCTGTGCACATCTCCCTACTCCTATGCCATAGCTATAGCCTCGAATGATCTCCCATATCTGCTCCCTGTTTAGGATCTCTCCGGAGTTATTGAATTTCGATTTGGAAATGACATCTACAGTCCATCCTTGTGACTTGATAAGATCAACTACTCTGTAAAATTCTGTGGCTTTGGCTCGATATAAATTCCCAAAATAGATGATCCTTTTATCAGCTGGATCCGGATCCTCTGTCCTATCCTTGATCTGAGCCAAAGGATGGATGGAGATTGACATAGGTAGGAAAATCACCCGGACCGGGAGCTCATACTTCTCTATCCATAGATTGATCCTGTGGTAGTAGTTTTTGTAGGCAGTGACCAGGATCATGGGAGTGGCCATATAGGATGTCAAGATCTTATCCAGTGGTCCAAATGGATCTTTGTAGGGATAGGTATGCAAGTACTGGATGAGGAGATCCGGATCAAATCTATCCTCCGGTAATACCTGGTCCAAGGGAGGAGCTGAGGAGATCAGGATCCGCTTATCCGGATGCTGCTTACCAAGTGTGAGGATCAGTGTATGGATCTGATCCTGGCACAATTCATAGGAATAAGTGGCCGCTCCGTTTTCTTGTCTTTTCTTGGATAGCCATGGCTTATAATTGTGATCGATGAGTTTAACTGGCATGATACAAGGTTACGATTGATACAAATTATTGAGGGGATTGGGGAGTCAGCGAATGATTTTCATATACACGATCTCTCCGGTAGTGGCCAGCCGATGGATCTCGATCTGGCCACGATAGCAGGAGTCATATTCGATGAGGATCTCTGGTTTATTTTCCATTTCTGAGAGACTCTTTGAATCGATCTGAAAAGCTCTTGGGCCTTGGTCTCTTCTGATAGCGAGCTTTAGGTCCGATAAAGTATCTGCGATGCTCTCTGATCGCTGTAGCGAGCTGCTGTGGATCCACAGCCTGGCCAGCTTTCATTTGCATGTAGATCTCAAATACATCATCCGGAGCGGCCTTGAGCTCCTCATGGGAGAGGTCCTTCATTCTCCATCCGGTGGATACGATGTGAGGCTGCTCATCTGCAGCTGTGGATTTTTCCTGGTCTTTACTCATTGGGATTTTGGTTTTTATTGGATTTCAATTCGATTAATAAGGTAGCTCGGGCCTGGCTATTGGCCTTGACCTCAAATTCCCAATCAGCTATCTCCAGGATCTGGAGAGAGTTGAGCCGCTGCTGGTGTTCCCGGAATTTCTCATAGGTGTTTTTAAAGAGCTCAGAGACTATAAAATTGGAGTCTCTAGCAGGGACCATAGACAGGAAATATGCTGTCTGCTCGATGGCTAGATCCAGGAGCTTTTGATCTAATTCTTGACTATTCATTTGACTTGTGATTAAGTGATTCAGAGGCCTCCTGGAGGCCTTTTGCCAATTCGATTTGGAATGGAGCTGGAGATCTTCTCTCTGCTCGCTGCAGGTATGCACCAATGAGGAGATCGATCTCTTGGAGCTCCAGGAGTGAGCAAGCAGATAGAAACTGCTCTACAGTGATCTCCAGGTGGAAGGATTTGCTCAGCTTAGGCATGGCTCACCTCCTTGCATTCGCTGGTGATATCTGTGTGAGCCTCCAGGATCTGCTTGATGGATGGCCTCCCGGTAGTGGACAGGACTCGAAACTTGACCACCCATACCCATGGGTTATGCTGCCAGGAATCCTCGCCATTGATGGAACTCCAAAGAGACCAAAAAGAGACAATGGGAGATGATGTGACTGTAGCATTTTCATCGTATCGTTTCCAGACCAATTGTCCATGCTGGTCAATAGGTAAGATCCCCTCAGCAATAGCATCCTGCTCGGTGATATCTTGGAGTCTCTGTGGCCGGATATCCTCTAACATGAGCCAGATCCGGGCTGCATCCTTGGGCATGTGGATGGATGGTTTCCATTTAAAGCCATATTCTTTAGCAAGCTCCAGTGAATCTCCATCACAATCAGAAAAATATGAGAAGTGTAATGCAGTTTTTTGATTTACCATGTCGAATGGCAATGGTGTAAATTTTTCCCTGACATAAAGTAGGTCTCCAGGCTGGCCATAGGGAGATCGAATTTTAGTGTAATTGCTGTAATCAGAATTTCGAAATACTTTGAGGCAGTACTCTCTATCAATATCATGGTCCATTCTCATCAATGTGACTGATTTAAAGTATTCTGGATCATTGATAGCCTGGAGGCCTTTGATCCTGCGAGTTTGTGTCTTGCGGCCAGAGAGAATAGCCTGGACCATCTCTGTTTGGAATAGTAGCGGGAGCTCTGTGATGATCAGTCCTGGCCGGGCCTCGAATTGATTAGGTTTTAATTTCATTTTTTCTTGTGTTTGAATGGGGAGAATTCTTTAAGTATGAGGGAGATCACCAGGCCAGCAATGCTAGCTCCGGTGATCCATGAAATGATCTCGTGTATCATTGACAGAATTTTTGGAGTTGAGGATCCTTGCATGGATCCGGAAATCGATCTCCTTTGCTGTAGCTATGCCTGGGGACATAAAACCAATTAGATGCCTGGGATCCTCGCTGCTCGCTGACCACCTCAAAAGCCACCAGGACCTTATCTCCATCCACAGATATCACCGTACCGATAGACTCAGTAGCCGGGAGCTTCGCTGAGGAGCAGCCTACGAATAGCATGGTGAGCAAAAAGATGATCCCGGCAATCAAGAAAGCCTTGAATGAAAACAGGCAGCCATCTAATCGCTTAAAGCTCATCTGCTCGTAGTAATCCCGCTCATCCTGCTCATGATCATGATAGTACTTATCCACGGATCACCTCCTTTCTGAGCTCATAAGCGAGAAGAGGCTTTGGCAGCTGGACATCTACCAGGAGCCACTCGATCCGGGCCGGATAGGCCATACCTATACCATTTCTGCGCTGCAGCCTCTTGGCCCTCCTGTTTTTGCGCTTGGGAGAGTTTTGGCGATGGATCTTATTCCTATTGTATTTAGGTCCCTCCTCTGCCAGGAGCTCAATCTTTTGGCTCTCTGCCACTGTCTCTAAAGAATTGACTTGGGATTCCCCTGTAGTCTCGGGATTTGCGAGTAGGAAAATCAGGAGTGATGCGAGTAAAATCGTTGTCTTTTTCATGTTGTGATTGTGTTTTGTTGAGTAAATAAATGATGTAGAATAGAGCGAGATCCAGGATGCAGAGCAGCACTGTGATCAGGATCATATTAGGTCCCACTGGATGCCTCCTTTCTGGCATGCTGCAGATCAGCATCGAGATCTAGCCGGAGCTGCTCGATAGCTTTCTGAGCTGAGATAGATCCATAGATCTCTCCCAGGTAGTGAGCTGTCTGCTGATCCAGATGAGCTTCCAGGTTTTTAGACTCCAGGAGCTTCTCTTTTTTAGCTGCCCATGCTTGAGGCAGGTTAGTCTTGCGAGCTGTCAGAGCGGCCTCGAAATAGGCCTTCTGAGCCTCTCTAGTGTCCCGGATGAGCCGGATAAATGACTCTGGTACTTCGATTGATTTTTTCATGATTTTTCTGCTGTGATTGTTTTGATTGGAATGAAAATTTTTTGATCCCGGATCATGGTCCGGAGGGACTCTTTGTCTGTCTCATCGCTGATAGTGCGAGTGATGAGACCACCATCAGATAGAGCCTGGAAATAAACCATGCCTATCCTTTTTCGCATTTTGAGAGGATCTATGAATTCTCTCAGATCTGTGGCCAGCTTGGCCTCGGTTTGGATTGTGATTGTTTTCATTAGAATGCGAGGTCTATTTGATCATCGGTAAGATTGTCTAGGATATTTTTCTGCTCTGCAGGGATGGAGCTGTCTTGCTCCTCAGCATCTACTTTCTTGGTCCGGATGTAGATCATCTCTGCAGATTTTGAGAATCCATCCTTTTCCACCTTTCGAATGATGCGGCCTTGAGCATTTTTGAACTCCTCTGGATCCAGGATAAAGCCATGGTACTTGACCCAGGCATGGAGAGCCTTGCCAAACTTCTGAGAGGTCCACTGAGATCGAGTAGATCTCTTGAAGTCCTCGAATGCCTCTACCTTCTCAGTGAGTACATCTCTTCTGCCAGCCTCCTCGGAGAAATAGACATCTGCCCACTCATGGAATGCCTCTCCCATGATTGACTTGAGATTTCGCTGCTCTACATTGTCCATCGGAGGAGAGATCTTTTCATGATTCATGTAGAACTGGCAGCACTGGATCATGAAATTGTAGAAGTCATTCCAGTCCTTCTCCGGGAAATCATCCATCAGGATATTGATCCCAAAATCATCCTTGACAGTGCGATCCTCCCGGTAGAAATCATTGGAGTTTTTGTGGTAGTAATCCGAGAAAACCGTATAGAGCAATCTCCGCTCGGTGGAGCTGTCCAGGTTGCGGACCACGAAATTGGAAGTGATCGCAAACTTGGGCACATCCTTGAATGGGATAATGAATCGCTGATTGTTTTTAGGATTGACTGTCAGATCTCCGGTAAGAGGAGCAAAGAAAAACTGGAAATCCAGATACTGATTGGCATCATCGATCAGAATATAATCTGTGTGAATAGTGACATTCTCATAGATAAATTGATCCTCTGTGAGCTTTGATTTCCGGCCATCCAAAGTGACTGATTTCATGAAGGATCTCACTGCCTTGTAGCAGATCGATTTACCGGATCCACCATGGGACTCTCCATCATCTCCGATCCTGTGGTCCATGGCAAAAATGGCCCATGGCCTGGAGGGATCCTTGTAGCGATGCAGCAAGTATCCGAGGGAATAGATCTTATTGATCAGATGCTGCTTTTGCTCCCGGATCTCCTCCTCGCTGAGCATAGGTCCAGCGATATCGAATTTGTGCCTGGCACGATACTCCTCCTGCTCTTTAGGACTCATATCATCCAGGGCTTGCTCCAGCTCCTTTCTCCAAAATACTCGACTCGCATTGATCAGGTAGTTGAGGAAAACGCAGTCCTTTTTCTGGACATCGATATCAAGCGAGCCATCAGGTCGGGAGGTGACTTTGAAGTGTGGATCCTGGAGTTTGATTTTGTGTGGAATTACCTCATCCTCCCAAACAAATCGATTGATCGCTCCTGGCTTATGCTCCAGGACTTGCTTGGCATTGACTTGGATAATTCTATTCTCGAAAAAGAAAAACTGATTCTCTTTGTCATAGTCTGAGAAATCGATCTCGATCACCGGGAGATTGGACATGGATCCCTCATTGACCTGGTTTGATCTGTAGAAGGTATCCCGGAGCTGCTCCATCATCCCTCTGCTGGCCAGAAACTCATTGATGTAATTCTTGACCTCATTAGCCTTGATCTGCTTTACTACATTGTCCTGGATCTGGATGTAGATGTATCCGGCCTTTTCATTCTGCAGCTCGATCCGGGCAAATCCATTTTTCTTTAGGAAATTATACATCCTGGTATTTCGGACCTCATAAGTAGGTTTCCACTTTCCGGTCCTCTTATTCTCTACCCATGTCTCCTCCCAAAACTGATAAGGGAGAGCTGTCTTGATCAGTAGGTCAAAATCCCATCTATTCCAGTGTTTGAGAAAATCCCGGACATCCTTGGAGGGATTGCCTCTCCGATCCGGTCTCTGCTTGAGCTCCTCTGGTAGCTCGATGGTATAGAGCTCCAGGTACTCCATGGCCAATCGGTGAGTCTCCCGGATCCCGGTCTCATCGATATCTCCTAGGATCATCACTTTTTCAGCGATTTTCTTGAGACTCTTGTACTGCTTATCCGAGATCTTGGCAGTCTCGGAATTGCCCCAAACTACTTCATATCCGATCATGGCCACATTCATTCCATCAGATCCTCCGGAGCAGTAGATCACCTGGTCAAGTTTCTCTGGATCAGGTTTGACCACTTCTCCAGACTCCTCATCTACAATCTCCTTGGCATTCTTTGGGACATTCTGATCATAGGCCAGATAGCATGCGGATAAGCCATGGAGAAAATCTTTTGGGCGATCCCCATAGTACATGAATCTCCGGGACTTATCCGGTGAGAGAGGCTGATAGATCTTTTTGAAATTTCCCTCATCCCACATGAAAATCGGATACTTATCTGTGGCAGCGAAGGTGTTTACTTTTCTGTTTTTGACTACTGAATAAGACTCCAGGGAGTAGAAATTATACTTTCTGAAAATGCGCTCGATCTTATCCCGGTCAAATACTTTCTGACCAGACTCATTGATCTTATAGGGGATGGCTTTTTCTGCTAGTACTGTCCGGATATCCAGGTCAGTGAACCCTTTTCTGACATTGAAGTACCACTCTCCTTCATTCTCATTTGGCTCTGCAGGTCTCTCCGAAAATTCAGGCTTGAGGATCTCCGGAGTGAATGATTCTCCGGTGATGCCATACCTGGAGGCCAGGATCTCAAGAGCCTCTTTGAAATCTACTCGCTCCTCTTCCATGCAGATGAGGATCCCATTTTTGGGCTTTTGATCTCCTCCAAAATCAGTGACCACCCAATTGCCATCGGAGAGCTGCTTGAGTGTAGCGGATGCTGTTTTTTCAGATTCCCGGATCTTGAATTTGTTTCGGGAATTCTGCAGACATCGATCCGCTTGAGGATAGTAATGAAGAATAATTTTTAAGCCTCCATCTGTGGCCTGGAGGATTGTTTTCTGATCTATAAACATGCTGGAAAAAAGACTGAGTGGTTAGGGGAATAGATTTAATTGAGCTTTGTACCCTAGCCTCAAGATCATCCGGACATAGTATCTAGGTCCTACTGGTATTTCATTGATCGATGAGACCGGGAGGTGAATCTCCATCTTGCGAGAATCCACCTTATATCCCTCCTTCTCAAGTCTTTTTCTCAGATAGTATCTTTTGCTCTGCTTGGCTTTCTTTGGGAGCTGCATAAGTTCCAAGTCCAGTTTGGATTTTGTATTGGTCCTTAAAAAGGCCCCATTCCTCTTCGTTTTGGTCTTTGACACGGATGTAGTGGTTTGATGATGAGTAGATGATTTGTAGTGGCTTATTCTTGATGAATTGCTCGAAATATTTCTTGTCACATCCAAAGGTTTCATGAGTGATTTTTCCGGTGACTTTGACAAATTCAAATTTCATTTTTCAGGGATTTGGTGTTTAAGGATTAGTATTTGAGCCTGGATTTTATCCACTGCCAGCTCCAGGTTAGTGATGTCAGTCTCGATGGCCTGGATCTCTTCTGGATCCGCTAATTGCTTTTTAGCCCGAGCTAGTTTAGAGCGATCCTCGATGAGCTCTGACTGGACAAAGGCAAGCTGATCCTGGTACTCCAGGAGCTTGATTTCTGGATTGATGGTACTAGCATTCATAGAGATCTTGATAAAGTTTTTCAGTTGGAATAATTTGATCGATTTGGGAGCTGATTCGCTCAAAATTTGTATTGCGGATCTGAGTGAACTTGTAGATCATCCAATCCAGTCTAGGAGCTACAATAAGGTCCCCTAGCTTTTTGCGCTCTCCTCTGTAGTAGGATAGAGCCTCCTCAGCTTTTCGCAGCTGAGAGATGCTGCAATTGATGTCATTCATGGTGTGATTGTGATTTGTGATTGATTGAATCGAGATGAGATCCAGGCCCTACCGGAACAGGCCTGGATTTTTAAAAGGATGTTATCCGTACAATCTCGAAGTGGAAAGAACGATCCGGTAATTCTCATAGCAGGTTGTGATTAAATGCAAATCGGACCAGTTCTGCTTTATTCTTACATCCGGTTTTAGCCCGGAGGGATTTCATATAGACCTCTACAGTAAGAGGAGAGATCCCTAGCTGATCAGCGATCTCCTTGTCCAGGAGGCCTTCTGGTATCAGCCGGAGTACTTGGATCTCTCTTTGGGTGATTGTCCCATAGGGAGCTTTAAACAACTCGCACAACTTCCCCTCAAATGGGCAGCTTCCTCTCAGGTGACAGGATACGTACTCGGTATCCTGCATGACTCCAGCTACTAGATCCGGATCATTGTCCAGGGATCCATATCTGCATCGGATGTATTGATCGATCATCTCTCTTCTGCCATCGAGTCCAAGTGTGACCAGGGACTCTACAGCTGCAGGATTAGCCTCCATATCTTTTTCGATAATCTCAAAGAGCCATTCAGGCCATTCGTATGAGGGGATGATCTCTTGATTCATGATGGCATAGACCAGCTCACCCTTTGCAAAAAATTCGATGTTCTCATCATCTATCCCGGAGGGGATTGGACCTTGAACACATTTTTTCATTTCGGAGATGAGCTTTTTCTTATTCAT